TCCATCAATGTCGGTGTTGCCTGATATATCTAAGCTAGCTGCTGTAATATCTGATGCAACAAGAGGGGCAGCGGTAATGGTTAGGTTGCCTGTTGATGCTCCAGTTGCAGTAGTTGTTCCGACAATAAAGCCGTTTTCACTTTCGTCCCAAGCAATAATCGCATTGTCGCCTGTAGAGCCACGCTCCATAACGATACCTAGGTCATCAGAGTTACTGCTATCACCCGTATTCAACTCGATCAAGCTGTCTTTGACTACCGTGTTTGTTGTGTCAACAGTTGTCGTAGTTCCACTAACAGTAAGGTTTCCAGCAATAGTTACGTCGTCCGTAACTGTAAGCGAGTCTACAAACGCATCCTTCCACCTAACCCCTGTCGTACCTAGATCAACATCGCTGTCTGATTGAGGTCCAAATATATTATCTGCAAGATAAACCTGTTCTACATTGTTAGCGTAGAAATGGATTTCATTAGCAGTTTCAAAATCAATCTTAGTCTCGTCATCTTCTCCGATTTTGTAGTCTGCTGCTAACAAAGAGTTTGTATAAGCTAGGTCTGTCCCGTCTGTCGCAAGAGCATAACCTGCTGTACCTACTGCTAACGCAGCAGGGTCTCCGCTAGCATCTCCATAAATAATCTTGCCTCTTGCAAGACCTGCCATCTTTGCTAGAGTTACTTGGTTATCAGCTATGTGCGCTGTATCAATAGCCCCCGCTGCAATCTCATCACTATCAACAGCGTCGTCTGCGAGATGCTCATTATCAATAGAACCAGCAACATAATGTTCGCTGTCAATAGAATCGTCCGCTATCTTAGCTCCAGTCACAACGTCCGCAGCAAGATACGCAGAGGCTATAGCAGAGCCCTGCCATGTGCCCGCAGTGACAGTGCCCGCAGAAGAAATTACAAAGTTGCTCCCGCTTATAGAAAGACCGCCAGACGATATAGCAAGGCTATCTCCAGCAGTAATAGTTCGGGCAGTGATGTCTGCCGATGAAGTAATGCTTTCAGCATTGGAGAGAGTAATTGCTCCCACAGAAGACTGAGGTGTATTCATAACCAATGGCGAACCAGTCAGCATTGGGAACGTTACAGTATGTGACGCTCCTTGCAACCCAGTAGCAGTTAGGGTTGTAAAGAAACCACCGCTTGAATTTGATTGCAAGGTGTCAGGCGACAAGCTAACACGCTTAGTAATTACTGCTTCTTGAGCAGACACATCGTCATATTTGATACGACGAACAGCTCCAGTAGTTGCATTCGTAAGTTGAACATCAACCTCTGCCATTTCAGAAAGAGTAGAACCCGGACTTAGTTTCCAGTACCCTGCTGTGTCTGTAGTTCCTTCGCTTAAAGCAGTAGTTGTATTTTTTTTAAGGAGGTTGACACTGGCTCCTGCAATTGCAGCTCCAGCATTGTCATATAAAAATCCCGATAAACTGTATGTACTAGGCATATGGCTTTACTCTGAATCCGATCTCGCTTCTGCGAGAGTTACAATCCAATTAGAAGTATCTCTGAAGCCCGGTGTCTCAGCAGCCCTTGCATTAGCTAAGAACACCCACGAAATATCATTCCCATCATTATTATCAGAAGGGGCATAAGGAACTAGCACCCTACTGTTTGCTGTATCTATAAGATACTCTCTTTGTTGTGAAGGAGTATACCCGTCTGCATCCCTAGATAGATCAAGCGTAACATCCCAACCCCACAAAGTTTCAAGCGTTGGCTTATATACCAAAGCTAGTTTTTTCATATCAGGAGTTTGGGTTATGTTACTTCCCCTAGCAAACTCAAGCTTTGCTCGAATTGCCCGAAACGGAACCCCTTCTGGACTTGCTTTGTTCGGCATTTCATACTGGAAATTACCGCTTTTATTATTTACTCCAAGCACAGTATATGCAGTGTCATTATTATCGTAGTCAATGGCATATGACAAAGTAATAGTTTCTGATGTAGACGGAGACGTGGAATCAAGATGCCATTCAAGAGCTGTTTTATTCTGGTGAATAAGATTTGCATCGAACCAAGGAGAAATCCATGTGCCTGTACTATTGCGGCGCGTAGTTTCTACTTGATTAGGATTCTCAATTCCTACAGGAAGAAGTCCATATTGAACATCTCCATTTATTGCCCACCACAAACGATAAGAACTGTAAGCATTAGTAACCAGCATATTATTACAAACTGTTTTACCTGCTATAGATGCAGCAAACTTTATTTCCCAACCACGAGTGTTCCACCCAAGCACTGTTGGATACCCAAGACCTGCATTGATAGTCATAATATTATGGATGCCACCAGTCGCTTCCATTAGTAATGACTCATCATCATCCGTCGCTGTATCTGCCCCATCAATAATAGCTACAAGCTCTTGATGAGTTCCGTGCATAGCGCGAATAATACCTTGGTTATTAGATGGTAGTCCGTCATTAAGATCAGGTCCCATAATGCTGACCCGTGCGCCTATCATAGAAGGCGTATATTGATAGACAGACATTCCTGCATTTACATAAATGGCATTACGAAATACTGTAGTTCCTGTGCCATTACTTTCATGGAAAGGAAGTGTTAGGTCTGTGGCTATCCAGCGTTCTGAAACATTGTTATATGCGTATAGCCCTACTTGTGTTGCTGCATAGAGGATGTCATCTGTTGGATTTGGTCCCGGTCCAACAAGAAGTTTTGTGACTTCACCAAACGAAAGTTGAAGTTTAGCTACTTCAGTCCATGAAGTAGTACCAGAGCCCGCAAGAGTATTAGCGAAATATGTGGTTCCATCTGCGCTAATACCCCAAAGTTTTTCTCGGAATCCATAAGCAAGATACTTGATTCCAGTAGTTGTTGTTTCGTCTGTCCATGATGTGCCATTGGTACTGAACTCAACAGCTCCGCTAGTAACAGCGGCAATCATAGTATCAGTTCCGTTAAGAGGGGCAGTGATTACATCGGTGACATCGGAATCAAAAGTGTGTAAGACGCTTCCCCAACCATTGGTTCCATTATTATATTTATAAAGCTTGTTCTCGCTAGTAACTTGATATATCTCATTACTTAATTCTGCAAGATAGCTAACGCTGCCTGAAGCAGAAAGAGCTGCATTTGCGTCTGTATCAATTGCTTGGCGTTGTAATACAAGATGATTGTTATGACGTAATGAAAGAGTTGAATACCAATTGCTTTGAGTTGCTCCGCTTATATTCTCTACCCCAATCCCATCTCTATGATCGGAGAATACCAATAAAGAAGTAATTGGGTTTGAAGTAATTCCATAATCCCCTTCAACTCTTTTCTCAGGGAATTGAGATACAAGCGTGCGAACAGGATCGCCTACAGTATGAAATCGGCGGTCGCCAATTTGTATCATATTGTCTGTTCTGTTTGCAGATAAAACCATTTATGTCTCCAGCAACATGAACCAGTCTACAAAGTCAGCGGTATTGCCACCGCTAACAGTAAAGTTATGCGCCTTAAGAGAAGCAGGAATTGTATTCTCTGATATAGAAGCAGCAGAAATACTAAGTTCTTTTCCTGCTGTCAGCTCAAATCCATTAGTTGAACTTACATTAGAGTCATTGCCAAAATACATTGCTGCATTATTACCAGCACGAGCTCTAACTGTTATAGAAAACATACGAGCATTAGTATCGGTTGAATACAAAATCGTAGCTACTGATGAAGCTGTTGAATTACTTGTACCGTAAGCAGTTCGCATTTATCCATCCAGCCACTTTACGTTATTAGGTGCGTGAATACGATAACGTTCAGCCTGAGCTAGCGATTCAAATCGAATAGACTGCTCAAACGAAGCGTCAATATTTTCTCCTGATCTACTAGCAGTAGCTCGAAGATGTTCTGCGATAGCAGAGTTCTTAATAAACTCAGCAGGAACATCTGATGCCGCGCTATCACTAGATAAAAGAGAAGGATTTTTTGTACCAGTAACTCGTAATTTAGATGCAGGGATACTCATGTTTTCAGAGAAGACAATGCTTCGATCACTTTGATTTAAGCTCCAGAGTCTGTCATGAACAGGCTCATACTTTCCACTCTGAGCTCTAATAGCCCTTAAGTTATCTATGTTGACTGTCCTTGATGACCCTCCGCTAGAACCCGTTGATATACGAACTGCCGTAATATCTGTATCTATTTCTGGGTTATTCAAAGAAAGCTGAACATGCGTATAGCTATCTGCATTCAAAGCAGGAACTACTAATGATTCTCTAACAGAACTACCGTTCATTAGCTTTACTACTAACTGAGCAGTATCAGTTGCAACGTTAGAATTTACCCAGAGTTCAAGAGTGTCATAGCCAGATATATCAGTAGAGTCAAAACTAGACCCAGCAATATCAGTAGAAGCACTTTCCGAAGCCGAGATCGAAATCTTTGCTGCCGCCGTTCCTTCTCTGTAATGAGCAGTGTCGGAGGAAATGGACGTGTTGGATGATAGGGTTGACGGCGCGTCGTTGTACGAGACAAGTTGCTTGCCCTTCACACCAGTTCTATAACTGACGTTAATCACACCCGAAAAGCTTGATGCAAGAGGATACTCTTTGACTGCACTTGTATAGTGCATAGAGTCTGAATCGAACTTTACGGCTGAGGCTAAATTCACTTCCATAATGGCATTGTTGATGTATTCATGTACCGATACAGGAGATACATCTTCATCCCAAACTTCAAACTCCCAGTCTGTATCAGGGGTATTTGAAAAAGGAACAGAGACTTCAAAGACACGGGCGTTTGGATCAGAAGATAAAATCCTGCGTGTCTCTGTAGTCCCTCCACTATCTGTAGCTATAACCCATTTACCTCGATAGTCATTGACCGCACCAAAGGCAACTGCATTGTCATAGATAAAAGATTTAGCAGATGAAGTTTCAGCAGGAGCACGAGTAATTGTTCCTGCGTCAAGGTCGATAGCTTTCAGGCTTACTCCAATAGACTGCCTAATTTGTTTTCTAGTACGACTTTGATTTGGTCCTGCCATTATGCTTTTACCTCCCTCACTTTGAGTGATATAGGAAAGTAATGAATAAGGCTACTTGTATCTGTGACCTTAATATCACCGTTATAAGTTCCTGCTTGCCAGTCATTAGACTGTGTATCAGTGATAGACCACTTTACTAATCCAGAAGCAGCAGTAAAAGAGTCTGACCCTTCAGCATTTAGAAGGGCAGTGCCACCATTAAGAACTGAATCAGAAACAGTTAAGGCTATTGTAACGCCTGAAGAAAAAGTTGTTGCATCGACTACGCCATTACGAAGTAGCACGGCTTGCAACTCAAAGTCGCTGCCCTCTGCTACACCTAAAGGCTGAGCCCAAGCCTTTCTATGGTCGTAATCAGTTCGGACTCTATATGTCTGCACGATTTACACCGCTTGTTGCTCCGGTGGATCAAAGTCTGTCGCTAGCACCGGGTTCGGATAATACATTTCTGGCAGAGCCCCTGCCCGATAGTCTACCCCACCCATGACCGATAAGTAATGCTGTTCTGACTGTACTCTACCAGAAGCAGTATTGATTTCATTCTGTGCTCTCTCTTGAAGTTTGTTAAAAGCAGCACGTCTTTTGTCAAAGCGGGCACCAGCCGTCTGTTGAATTTTTTTAGCCAGTGCTCCTATTTTTTCCCTAGCAGCCTTTGACATTTTGATGTCATTGAATTCATTAACTGAAACTTTTAATAAGTCTCCAAGAAACTCGTCCCAATGTCTAATCTCTAGTAATTGAGATGCAGCAGTATTGTAATTGAACATTGCTTCTGTGTATTTCTGACGAGCCTTATCTAGTCTTTCTGCTACATGATTAGCTAAATCCTCTGAAGGGTCAGTACTTTTCAATCCATATGATGTATTAGCTTTAACTAATGCAGAGGCGGGAGGTATTATAACGTCAATTCCACGAGCTTCAGCTTGCCCAATCCAATACTCCATACAAGGACGCTGGTGAATATATTCGTCAAGGGCTGTCAAATTTATCCCATATAAATAAATACGCCCATACCCTTCATCAATAGCCATAGCCATCAAGTATGAAAAGGAATTAGTAAAGTATTCTCGTCCGTACTTTTTTCTAAATTTTTCAAAAGGAAATAATTCTGATTGAGGAAGATCAGGTTCGTCGTAAGACATAATGATCTTTCCTTCAAACCTTTGTAAGAATTCAAAGTGGGCACGAGGTCTTCCCCAATATCCTGTAGCTGGCTGACCTTGAGAACTCCAGTCTCTGGGGTGAATCTGCAACCACCTTTGAGCCTTTCGCTTATCTCCAAGAAACATATGAGCCATATTTATTCCCCAAACCTCTACAGAATCAGGGAGTTCAAATACTAAATTGCGTGTTTCTTCTGCGTAACCAAAGATGCAAACTTCTTTTTTAATCATTAGTGGGTACCCGGATAATAAATTCGACCATTAGTGCTTTCACGTCGTTTATGTTGGTGTCTTTTGAAATCTCTAAAAGTAGCTGCAAGATCACGACGTACTTGCAAGTTCTCAGGCTTAGACAGGTCTACTGGAATCAAACGCCCTGATCTAATCTGTTCTTTTTCAAGGATTTTTACAACTACTGCTTCTGCTGTGCTAGCAGCCATGTCTTCAATGAGTGCTTCAGATTCATCCTCCATTGCAAGTACACCAAAATATTCAACCTCTCCGTGATATGACAATTTGAACTCATGCTTTACTGCACGTCCAAGTTCTGGATAATCAGTAGGTACAACCCAAGACTGAATATATTCAACTTCAGTTGGAGTCCATAGTGATTGGGTTGCGTCATCAGCATTGTCTGGAGTTGGTAACTCTAAGCCGGGTGCCATTCTTCTACCTCTATCTTTGGAAGCCTGACTCCTGATTTGACTTTAGCCTCAGCTAAATCCCAATCATATTCATGATTAATATCAAAGCCCGAATCTCCAGTCATAAGAAATCCATATACACGTTTGCCTGTTATCGACTGTTCTTTTATAGCAACTGATGCCAATGAAATTTCAAGAGCAGCATTCTGTATATAAACATCGGGAAGAACTTGGTATGGAGTACTATGCCATTCTTCTGGAGGCTGTAACAAAAGCGGTGTAATCTCTCCTGTTATTTGCCTACGCCACATTTTGGCAGGATGCTCGCTACATTTTTCAACAGCCCGTAATGAAGTAAATCCTTCTCTATGAACTCTCTCCCATATTTCCCAAGCTGTTCTAATATCTTTTGGCTGTCTAAATGGAGAGGTCGGGCGAACGATGGCATAACTATGAGGCTCAACCCCATTACGGGCAATACTTCTAAAGGTGTGAGTTACCCATTCAATGTCTCGTTCTTCTGGTTCTGATACAGGACGAAGAACTGGCTCAGCTCCATAATGCTCAGCTATTTTTAATATTTCAGGATCATCAGTCGCTACATATACATGGTCAAATACTTTTGATTGCTGTGCCGAAGCAATCGTATATGCAATTAGAGGGTGTCCTTGAAGAGGCTTTAGGTTTTTTCTTGGAACACGCGCGGAGCCTCCACGAGCCGGGATAAAAGCAACGTTACTCAAAGTCTTCCCACCGTACTTCCCTGCCTACTGGCATCAATTCATTGAAGCGTGGTTTATTTTTTAGCTCCTCGTAATACTTAGGGTCTATTCCTCCCGCATACGGACATTGAATCATTATTCCACTGCTTCCCCAATAAAGCTGCTTCCGTCTCTCCATCGTAAAAGCAACCTCTCTTTTATCTGGCTTCTTCTCACCAGTACCTAGTGCTGGAAGTAAGTCGTCAAGTTGCTGACGAAGCTTCTTCATCATAGGAGGGGTTAGAGAAAAGGCGTTGTCTGTTCCTTTCCATCTACGGTTGTTAGTGTAATGGTGCTCAAAGATTCTTCCGCCAAGAGCAAATGCCCCAATAGTTGGGTGAGTATCTGGATCATGCGTAGAAAGACCAGTACATATATTTTTATATCGCTCTCTAAATGTAGTAATTGCTTTTAGATTTAGAACATCATGCGGAGCAGGATAAATACAAGAACACTGTAGAAGTGCATAAGGAGTTGTGGTGTTTTCCATAACTTCTACAACTTCATCAACTTCTTCGATATAGCATCCGCCTGTACTAATAATCATTGGCTTGCCGTGACTGGCAATAGCAGCAATCAAAGGAAGATTTGTTGCATCTCCGCTTGCAATCTTGAACGCAGGAACATTCAAGGAGCTTAAGAGGTCAAGGCTTTTAAAATCAAAGGGCGTAGAAAAGGCAGTCACTCCTGCCTCATCACAATACTGAAATACATAAGACCATTCTTCTGGCGACCATTCCAGTTTTTCTCTGTGAATACCATATGTCTTATCCATCCATTGAGGATTGTCGCTTTCGCGATAATACTCATGAGGAGCATAGGTTTCTTTTGGATGTCGAGTTTGAAACTTGACTGCACTTACACCAGAAGCTGCTGCCGTATCAACCATGGCTTCTAAGCGATCCATATTACGAGCATGGTTATGACCAATATCAGCAATAATGTAAGCTGGGTCGTCATCACTAATTTGTACTTGGTCTATTTCAAGATTCCTGCTCATAAACTATGACCCTTACTTTTGAATTAACTCTACGCCTAGCAACTTCTTCACCGTAATATCCATGTGGATACATAAAGTTATTCACACGTTCTTCACTTTGTTCACTTTCAATTTCCATAAGTATTGATTGAACCTTTTTTGATTCAAAAATCTTTTGCATCCCTTCAAGCACATGTAGCTCTGCACCCTCAACATCCATAAGAATATGGGTAGGAGGCAAAATCATGGACTCAGAGAGAGCGTCGCCAGACATTAGGGGGAGCTTGATACCCCTGACTAGCTCAGACCTTCCCTCTGTGGACGCTAGCCCGTAACCGGGCAGGTTTAGCCCGTCTTCATGAGTATAGAAATCTGCCCATCTATTATGAGAGCCGAGACCAATAGGCATACAAAAGACATTCTCTTGTAAGCCGTTTAGTTCTACGTGGTCTTGAAGCGCATGGTAATTAACTGGCATAGGCTCAAAGGCATAAACACGAGCCCCCCTTGCCCCAGCCATCAAAGCATAACTGCCAACACAGGCTCCGATATTCCAGAGGACTGTACTGTGGTCAAAGTCTTTTAACCACTCATAAGTCCACGGCTCCTTTGCAACAGCCTTAGACCTCCACTCTGCATAATCAGTAACTTTACGTATATTTAGCAATCTCTCTGGATCGTCGAGCATCTGGAGAGATGGATTTTCAAGCAAAAAAAATCTACGCTTTCTTCTTTCGTTTAGCCTTTTTCTTTTTAGGGGCTGTCTCTTTAGGGGCTAACTGAAGTTCTATTTCCTTTTGAGTTTCAGCATTGACAGGAGTAGAACCTCCGCCTACAAAAGTTACAGTCCCTGCTTCTACTTTCAAGATGTCCCAAACAGTGCCTTTTATATTAACCTTTGTCACTTCTTATGTACCTCTAGTTTTCCTTCGCCATTACAAGGACGAACTTTACCACACTCAGGGCATTGAGTGCTGTGCTGGAGATTGTTTTGGTCCCAATGAAGGAAGCCAGTAGCGGAAAATTTCCCACCACCTTTACACATTCTATTCCATGGGAATTCCAACTGCCTTGCCTTCCTCGTTTTCAAGTACAGCCGCAAAGTTTTCACTGGTCTGTGAATTGAATTCATAGGCAACGCTTTTAGTGCTACCCGGATGTAGTGGGTCAGAGTGCTCGTATGCGTAGGTTTGCCCAGTCAATAAGTTTGAACCTGTTTTAGGTAAAACAATATCAATGCCTTTACCTGTAGCTAAACCACACCAATACTCTAAACAAGGACGTTGATCGAAGTATTCAGTCCCTATCGCTAATTCTATACCGGCGAGGTGTATCCGCTGGACTCTTCCCTTCTTACCTCGTGGATGCTTATCGACATATCTATCATGTTCCAATACTGCAAGGGCAATCATGAATGATGCGGTTGAAGTTAGATAGGCACGCTTGCTTCCATCTACCCATTCAAAACCGTATCGCTCAGCCACTTCATCTATTGGATAGATGGTAGACATTGGTATACGTTCGTCAATTGCCTGTTGATAAATAGGCACATCAAGTTTGCTAAGAAGTTCTACGTGTTGCTTTGGGCGACCGTAGTTATCTAAATCCCATTCATTCTCGATGGCTTTTGTTTCGTTCCAGTTGCGTGGATGTAATTGGAACCAGCGCGAGGCTTTGCGCTTGAGGTAGATATGGGCTTCATTCATTGCCCATATTTCTACCGAAGAATCAAGTTGCAGGTACCAGTCTCGTGTAAGAGCTGAAAACCCTGAGATACAAATTTCTCTCAACTATTTACTTTCTGAAAGGGCGGGGCTTTCACCCCGCCCCTTCTGACTATGCTCGGATTGTCAACCAAATGTAGTTGAACTTCTCGTCACCAGCTCCAATAGTAGGAGCATGACCAATAATCTGAGAAGCACCTTCTCCAGCAGTTGAGGTAGCAACAGTTACGTTACCGGCAGAAGCACCGGGAACAATAACGTTTTTACCTGCTGCTAGTGCAGCGTCTGTTTTTACAGCCGCTGGACCAAACGTCTGGAGCCAGAAGTAAACTGGACTGGAGTGAACTCCATCAACGGCTGCGCCTGAAGCAGCAACAGTTGTACAGGTCACACCAACCACACTACCAGTCTGGGTAGTTGGAGAGACAATGACTGCCTTGTAAGGATTCTGACGAAGCCCTACTTTAGTCGTGCCTGAAGTAAGTGCGTCCCGAAGAGGGTCGCTTTCTTTCAGGTTGAAAACCGTATCGGCTGCCGAAGCACCCGCATCATGGCTGTCGATTTGGTAAATACCACGACCGGGCGACGTGTCGATAGTAAGGTACCCATCTGCATACAGATCAGCACCAGCATCGGTAGTCGGAAGAGTTACTGTAAGAGTAGTCTTCCCAGTAGTCGTAGCACCTACGACATCAAGCCCAGCACCGTGAACAGAAGCACCATGCATAACAGCACTCTGTACCACAACGTTAGCTTCAAGCTGAGTCGCAGCATTCTGCGCCCAATAGAAGACACGACCATCTGGAGTCTGTCCCCTAGTACCAAGAGGGCGAATCTTATCGGTACTTGTTACTTTCTCATCGCCGGGCTTTAGCCCAACAACTGTCGGAAAGCTCATTTCAATTTCCTTTGCTGACACCCTCGCCAATAGGTTCAGGTACCTCAGTATCAACTGAAGTGTCAGCGGATTTAGGTGTATGTTTATTCCGATTATGAGCAGCGACTTGAGCCACTCTTTGTTTATAAGAAAACGGTTTCCCGTTTTTATCTTCAAGTTTGAAGCCGTGTCCACAATCGGAACAAAAAGCACTTGGCGGAGCAAGTTCAGATTCCTCAACGGGCTCTGCCTCGGAAGATGTACTTACATCCGCCTCATGCACAATTGTTGAAGATGGTTCTTCTCGACACCATTCGCATCCTAAGTAGGGCTCACCACGAACTATCTTTGTTTCTTGTCCAACCCTTTCATAACTAATGTTCTCAAAGGTTTTAACAAGACAGTCCTCTCCGGGTTTCCAAGCAAAGATACCAATAGAGGCTTTCTTTGCAAGGTATTGCATTTCAGCATTATTAGGTCCAGTTCTAGGATTTGCAATCTTTGCTTTCAAAAAAACATCGCCTCGAACTTTGTCCGAAAGAGATTCTTTATGAAGATACAAAGGGAGCATCCCCGTATCTAGTCCAACAAACTGAATACCATAACCGGCGGAACGAATGTTGTTTTGTATTTCAATATCAAGATTAACCATCTAGAGCCCTAACTAAGAAGAAGTACCCGGTACTGTTGCATCGTAAAGAAGCGGTGCACCGTGCTTATCGTCTTGTTCAAACACGTCATAGTCTGACGTAAAGTTAACTTCCCATCCTCGTGCGGATGCATCACGCTGTCGCTCAGTATGCCAGCCTACGCTGGTAATACCAATAAGAGCATCACGCTGAGCAATAACCCCTGTTACGTCTCCACTGGAGTCGATGTCAAGGTTTCCGCTTTCAAAAAGGTCAACGCCGTTGAAACTAATTTTGAAGAAATTCTTCAACATAGCTTCTTCACGTCTGTCATTTACTGCTTGTTTAGTGCCAGCACCAATAGCAGTTGCTGAGGCTGTAACATCAAACACGCTATGCGGATGATGTACTGCATAAGTTGGGTCAAACGGTTCGCTGCCTGTTTCATTTGCAGTAGCAGAACCTGATTTTCCTCCGCCTCTTGACCGTGCAATAGCACCAGCAAAACGAGAAAGTCCCATTGAGGAACCTGCGGCACCATATGCAGTACCGCCATTCAGACCACTATAAAGTGCCTGAGTGTCTCGATCTTGTTTTCTGGCTCCTGCGTCACCGAACTGCCGACCAATAATCGACATGACATCAGTGCTGCCATGCTGCCGCATAAGCTTGTCAGTGATAATAATCTTCGCACCTTTTTCTGAGGTGGTCAGATCAACACTGGTCAAACCAATAGATTGCTCGTCAGTCATGTCCTGACCGTCAACAAGTTCAGCAATTGTGAACTGTCCGACTTTAGGAATACGAACTGTTGAAGCACCTTTCGGCAGTGAGACTTTATCAATTAGCTGCCATGAAGGAGCTTTGTGCTCCTGCACATAACGAGCAGCATTAATAATAATCTTCTGGACGTTAGCAAGATTACCAGTAGTAGCCGTCTGTGGCATAACTAGTTATCCCTTATTCTTTACCCACCAAACGCCATACGCCGCATTGCGGCTTTTTCTTCATCAGTCCATTGCCAAGAAGGCTTGGAGTTGGCTGAGTCAGTAAGTGCGTCATCACTGGTGGGACTAGCTGTAGTTGATCTTCCATCACTGGGGGCTTGCCCCGGTGTTTCACGCGGAACCCGTCTCTTTACTTTAGCCGGAGCATTACTGCCCAAACGTCTAGCAACTTTCTCCATTGCCTCTCCCATTTGAATAAAGCCTTCTTCTGAAACAAGGCTCTCACGAGTAACCATTCCAGTGATTACTTCGACATCTTCTTGTTGGAGAGAATGGTCGTTAGCTAACTTATCAACCCACTGAGCCATTGTATTAGACCTGTTTTGTAGACCTGCATAAGTAGCTTGTTGTTGCAACACGCGATTTTGTTCTGCCTGTTCATGGGACTGTCGCACATTGGCGACATTCTCCTCAGACCTAACATAATCACGAGCGGCATCTTCTCCCATTCCTTCAGCAAGCTGCTGCTCTTGTCTACGAAGGGAAGTTTCAACTGCTGTATCCAAATTGAACTTACGGTTCTCTTCTTCAGCTAGTCGAGCCTTCTTCTCCGCTTCAGCAACACGCTTGTCATAAGAAGATTGAAGCCCTTTAGTTTGTTCAGAGACTAGGCGGGAAACCCTGTCTTCTATGCTTTCTTCTATTTGTGGAGTTTCGTTGGCTAATGGTTGTACAACCGGTTCCGGTTCAGGGGTTTCCCCCTCATCAACTCCTCTGTCTTCAGTTTCAACTGCTCCTACGCCACCGTCAATATTCTCTGTATTATCGTCAATATTCTCCCCCCGTTCCCATGCAGCTTCTTTTTCCAACTGCTCAGGAGAAGTACTGTCTTCGATAATCAAAGGGTTCATGCCGTTGTCGTCCGAAACAGATGCACTGTCGTCAGCCGAAATTGTGTTTTGATTCACCATAAAATATGAGTCCTCTCTAAGAGAGTATATATATTACTTAATTATTGCTCTACTATTATTCAGGAGTTCTAGTCGGAGCAGTTAATGGAGCAAACAGATTCCTATTAGTAGTTCCTGTCTCTGAATTCTGCAATGCTTTTGTTGCGCCCGGAGCAGTTTTAGTATTTTCAAACGGCTCAAGAAGATGTCCATACCCTCCATCTCTTGCTTTATTTAGTAATGCCTTTCGAGTTCTTGGTTTGTCAGCAAATAAGTCCCAAGCTATCAGTACGTCTTGAATACTAATATGATGCCAACTCTTCCCTGTTCCTTTAGTTCCTCCCTCGTTTATAGCTTTTTCAACATCACGCATAGTTAATTCTTTTACTTGATTCAGAGCTTCAGGATCAATCTGTTCAAATCTTTCAAGCCTACTTCTTACAACGTCTAAGGCACTCCTATTTAATTCTAATATTTTACTTTTAGGAAATATAGAACGTTCGTTACCAAACTGATCACGTCCTGCCAGAATAGATTGCTGAGCCTGAGTGAAAGTTGGAAGGACTTGATCTACTCCTGCCCACTTACCAAATTCTTCTCGTAATTCAGCTTGCTCTTTATCTCCAACAACACCCAAACGCTTTCGTAGTTCTCTATTATCGTCTGCTCTTACATTCAATCCGCTTACTTGTATTAGAGCTCCTGTTGTACCTATTCTTGTTTCTGCTGGAAGAGTATAGTTGGCAAGTGCAGGAATATTATTACGTAATGCATTTATTCCATTTATTGCACTAATTGGACCTGCTATATCTAGCCCCAACTGTATACCACGCTCAGGCAAAGTTTCCATATCAACACCTGTAAAAGTACTTCCTGCTATTTGATTGATGACAGCACTAGGCAGTACATTCAATCGGGCTGCGGCAGCATTAAGTGGATGTGTTCCCCACCTAAACGCAGTATCCATTTGTCCAACTAAATCTGCATTGATTGGCTGGTTATTACGTCCTGTAAGAAACGGAAGTTCTGGAGAAAGGAATGAAGTTCTATATCCGGGACCGAATGCAGAATAAGGACTAAATCCTTCAACAGGATTATAAGCTTCTGCTGGCAGCCATTCTCCAGTAGCCGCTCTATGCAACATCGTACTAAGTATTGCCATCCATGCGTACATGCCTAAATGCCATTCAGCAAATACACGGAAGTGTTCAGAGTTGACTACTCTATAATCTGTTCCTTTTATAGGAATTCCTGCCTTGCGAGCTCCTCTTGCTCCTGTAGTAAATCTGCCCCACATATCTGGAATAGTTCTATCTTGCGCCGTATATGTAGCTTTTCCTGCCCTTTCCCAGTGTGCAACACGACTAAAAGGAACAGAACGCATTGCGGCTCTAGCTAATGATTCAGTCTCATTAGTTGAAAAGATCGCCGCTGTAAGACCGTTACGGATAGCGGGGTTCGCATGTCTTAATACAGTTTGCCAAGTACCCAAAGATGAAAACATAATATTTACATTTTCAGCAGCCTGAGATGCAACCATCTTGTCAGACCAAGTAGGATTCTGAGCTTTAATAGTTGGGAGAATAAAATGTTCTAACGCCCATTTCTGTGAAGAAAGATATACCCCCTCAAAAAGACCCGACTGCCACCAGTCATTAAGTTTTGCTATTCCTTTAGCAGCAGCACCAACAGATCGTAGTTCCCAACTCTGATTCTCTGAGGTCAACTTGTTTATCGTGCCTTCAAGACTATCTGTGTAGTTATTAAGTTCACGACGAATAAGAGTTAAGTCTCCGCGTGTTTCCCATCCAGCATCAACAACATCTTTCCAAGACAAGTTTCCTAATGCTTTTTTATTAATTGGTTTATCTGTAATTAAAGCTTGTCTTGCGTTTTCTCTATAACCTTTAGTTGCTTGGGCTCTCATAACGTCCATAAAAAGTGAAGGGACGCGAATGAATGGAGGTATACGGCTTCCCCTTTTCCCAGAAAGGTATGCAAGATTATTCAAAGGAGTAAAACTTGCACCTATTGCTCTACCAACAATATCAATATGCTGGAATGCGGACATTAGAAGCTTAGTTATCTTTGCCCTGTTACCCCACTTGTTTAGATTGCCCCATTCTTCCGAACGGTTAAAAGTCGCATCAAGCCAATTAGAAACTTCTTTACGAACAAATATTGCTGGGCGCGATTGAAGTATTTTTACTTTTCCAGTTTTGGGGTCAGTAATGTCCATTTGCTCTCTGCCCCTAAATATTGGATGATTTGGTTCTGCCCATCCCTGTGGAGGAGCGGTAAAGGTGACCTCGGAATCTACAAGCTCACCTGTCTCTCTGCTTGTACCAGTTAATGTTTGAGGTCTGCCAGCAGCTATTGCTTGCTTGTTCTTCATTAACCGATCAACAAGAACCGTCATTTCTCGTAGTTCATTACCAGAAATTGTTCTTTGAGCCATCATTGCTATTGGATTCCAAGTTGAAGGTTCGTATCCAAAATTAATCATTTCGTCAAAGGAATACTTATTTCTTTCTCTTGTAAAAGCAGGTTGACTTGAAAGACCTCTGCCCGCTTTATCCGCTAAGGTGGCAAGCTCTCTCTGCTCAGCCATATAGTCAACCTCACCAAACGTCTTGTTAGGATGAATCTTACTTCTCCATCCACGAGGAAAATATGAAGGATGGGCTATCATTTGCCGACTAAAATTCTCTAAGTCAAACCTCCAAAGGTCTGCATCTCTTTCAACAGCAGCTTGAAGAAATTGGAAATGATTATTTTCTTCTATTATTTTTTGTTCTAGAACTGCCTCAGCTATATACCTTTGCTCATCACTAAGGGCTTTCCATGTATCCTTCTCTGATCTATTTCCATCGTGGTCATGAAGGGCTCTATAAATAGGGAGAGCTGATTCTTTATCCCAAACCCATTCCTTTCGGTCAGGAGCGCGTATACCTGCCATCCTTAATGTATGCATGTTTGCATCAGGCTCGCCTGACTTTTTTAAAGCATCTATCCTTTTTCTATACCAGACAGGATTTTTTGCGAATTCTGTAAGATCGTCAAACCATCCTTGAATAATAATGGCTTCTCGATTACGCGCCCCTTCCCATAATCTGATAACTGTTTGACTTATAGTTTCCCATGTAGGAACTTCAAACCCGTCAAATAGAGCTTGCCAAGGAGTTACATGATCTGGTCCACTAGTATTCTTTCCATTGGAATATCCAATCGGGTCTCCCGGATTACGAGGAGGTATCTTAGTTGGGTCTGCTGCGCGAGCACCCGCTGTGTCTACATGTATATCATCTATTGCATTATCTATTTCTGACGACGGAATCTCTGGATGTTTACGCGCAAATTCTTCTGGTGAATCAGGATTGAGGCGAGCCCTCCTTATATCCATTCTTACTTTGATCGCATCAGGCAGCCATTCAACTACAGGGCGGTCGGCAGGATATATTTCATTCGCATGCTCTCGTCCAAACTCTTTTACCATCTCGAACCATAATTGATCACCCCCTTTATTAAGTGCATCTTCTAATGATTTTTCATCAACACCTCGTTCAAGTATTGCCTTTTTTAATTCATCTATATCTTCTTTAGGTACCTTAGACTTAGGATCAAGTCTATAAAGTTTTCTCTGGGTTTTACCAGCCGGGTCTCCTCTACGAGGGTATCCACGAGGACCTTCAATAGCTAATACCCAATGAAGAATTAAGTTTTCAACAGCCTCGTTAGGTTCTGGAATTGGACGAGATAACCTTCTCTGCTCTATTTCCATTTCGCGTTTATATTGTTCTATTAACTCAAGCGATTCAGCTACACTGTGTTCTCCTGCCTTGCGAGCTTGAAGAATCTTTTTCTCCGCTTCTTCTTTGTCTAGCCTACGAAGAGTTACAGTCCATGCTTTATCAGCAGCTTCTTCAGCATGTAGGTTGCTAATGCCGTCTTCAAGATTAGGATTTCTAATCTTCCTATTTATTACATCCGGGCGTTGACTACTGAAATCAACAACAGTGTCTCCGCCAAAAAACTGCCTTATACTTTTAGTACTTAGCGGTGTAAGACCTAATTCATGAAACTTCTGGATTTCGAAAGCGGTTGCACCAGCGTTTCCAAGTAGAGGGTTATTATTTAGAGGGTTCAGATCAGCAGCGTCTTTAGCCTCAAAAAATCTACTCTTAGCAACTTCCCACCTCTTAGTAGCATTGTCTACAACTTTGTAGTATCTAGAAGGCTCTAAATCTCGAAGGTCTCTATCCGCTATAGCATCATCAAGTTCATTTCTAGCAGCACTAACTTCATCTGACAATCTTTTAAGTATTGGACCTTCTCCACGTAAAGACGGGAGAAGATTCCTGAGAGGGTCTGCATTGACTTCCTGTAAATATCTACCAGCTTCTTCTGGTGTAAGTGGTCTGCCATCAATACCCCAAATTTCATCCCCAACTGCGGTCTTAACAACAACTCCATCGTGTCCCATCTCTTTAATAACGTGTTGAAGCGCAGCCGCTTCTCCTGCATTCTCTGGACCATATGGACTTTTACGCCCAGTAGCTCGAAGCATAAGTTCTGCCATCTGTCCGTCGGTCTCTATTACAAGAGGATTGTTTAATCTAATCTCTAACTGCTCAAGCTCTGGTCCGAAGCCTTTAGCGAATCGAACATTTGTAGTTGCATAAGTCCCGTCAGATAAAGAATTAAATGCTTCTCCTCCTGCCTGCGGTTTGATTATGCTCTCAGCTTTATCCTCTCGCCCATAGCCTCTAAATAATGTAGCTCTAAAAGGCTTCCCTGTCTCAGCAGCTCTAAGTTCCGGGATCATCTCTCTGCCTACAGCAGCAGACATACGCTCTAAGAGCAACCAATCATCATTATTATTTTTAGGATCAAAGTCTTTTATATTCTTTCCGTCTGATTTATATCTCTCTCTAATTCTGTGATTAATTTCCCTTCTAAGCTCTTGATAGACTTTTGACTCAGGAACCCTCTTTGTTGAACCATCCATTGGGATAAAGAGTTTACGTGCTGCCTTCTGAGTTACATCTTGTGAAATACCACTAAGGGCATTAAGTGTTGATCCTCCAATTTTGTACATCCCTTTACTAAGTCTTAGTAAGTCGCGGGCTTCTTCAAAATAAAAATCTGCGCCAAGGTTAGTAGTTAATCCTCTGGCTTTACGTATATTGTGCAAGTCGTCAAGATAGGTTAATGTACGAGCAGGATTTCTTGGAGCACCTGCAACAAACATTCCTACAAATGTACCTATATGTTCAGCTTGACGTTGGGCTTCTTCATCAAGCCCAATTGCTTTAGCAGTTAGCCTTGCGCCTTGACCCAAAGCAAGACTTGATACGGCTTCTCCCGGTAAGAAACCAGCCCCAGCTATTGTTCCTGCCATATCAATAGCTACTGCTGGATTATGTGCAGCTCGTGTTTGTATTTCTGCACGACTTACACCAGTAGAAGGAGCTGTCCCAGTTAGCCGTTTTAGCCTAAATAATCCAGCATCAAGTTGTTCTTTACGTGTGTTACCCGGAAGAATCGTAGATGAACCTAATAGCCTAAGCTGGCTTTGAACAAACATAAGGTCTGCTTCTACTGAGTCGGTCATTCTGAATTGAGCAAATTCCTGCGGTGTTGCACCTATTTCATTAAGGAATTCATTAAAGCGACCTGACGTTCCTGCTTCTTCAAAAAACTTTAATTTATTAAGATCACGCTCAAGCGGAGAAATTGATGCAGGTTGGACCCACTCAGGAGGGTCAGTCAAATTATGGATAAGAGCGTCATGAAGCTGTGTCCCAATAAACTCTTGGACCGCCATTGGCTCTGGAGACTGCCCAGTTAACCTAGAAGCTGTAGGCTGCGTAACAGGAAATACGGCATTCAGAGCGCGTCTAACTTCAGGTCTCTCAAAAGCGCGTGCGTTCAATCGTCCTGCGAAATTTAAAGGCTCCTCAACAAGATCAACAAAACGGTTTGCAATTCGGCTATTTGCAAAATCTCTAAAGACCATTAGAAGCCTTGTACGCGTTGCTGCCCAAAGTCAAATTGGGTAGGTGCTTGCCCAAGTATATTTTGATTAGAAGTAAAAGAAGTACTCGGAGTTCTTAAAAGTTCTCGGTCTATATTGAACTGACCACCCTGTAAGAAATCCTTGAAGGTAGACATTGGTTGCCCGCCTCCAATTTCTCCAGCAAGTTGACCTAAAAACTGATTGAATGCAGGTTGAAAAAGCGAAGATGCAGAACGACGTTCACTTGCACGCCTGTTAGGACCAACTCCAAACTGTTCAAATATTCCTCGTCTTCCCGCTTCTTGTTGTTCTAAGATGCTAAGAAGAAAATCATTCTGCATTGTCATAAACTAATCTCTAAACTACCGTTGGGGAGAGGATAATCCTGCACTCCAATCGTAATTTGCTTGAGGAGTAAATACTTGGTTACCCAATTGATTTCTTAGAAAGGTAAACCAATTACTTGGGGCGGCTGTATCTGGTCTAGCAGCAGCTTGGTCTAGAAATTGTGCGGTAAGGCTTCCTAGTGCTGGAGCACCAAATGTGTTTGCAAAGAAAGGATTGACACCTTGCATTGCTGCCATTGCAAGTTGGTTTCCAGCCCTAGCAGCATTTGATCCTGTACTTTGAGGATTTATTTCAGCTAGCATCGCCGGTGTTATTTCTCCGGGAGCTTGAATAGTTCCGGTCTGGGGTATCATGTTTGCTAAGTCGTTAAAAACCCTGTTCGCAAAACCAAAAGCACCCTGTACACCTCCCGTATTTAGAATACCCCGCGGATCAAAGGTGGGACTGTCTCCCATTCCAATACCTACTCCTGCGGGTCCAGCAAGATTAGAAGCCGACTGTAAAGCACTTTCTATATCACCTGCTAATCCAAAACCAAAATTTGACAGCGGGTCTATCCCGCCTCTGTCCCGCAACCAGTTCCTGATTGTTGACCCAAGATTCCCTGCGTCTCGGCGACGCGCAGCCTCTTGTTGGTTAGTGTCCATCTCCGCGATGCTCCAGTCCTGAGCATTCCGAGGATCGCCATAAGCATGGTAGGGAAAGGTCATCTCACCATCAGCCTCTCTCTGACCTAACCGCTCCATAGCTGAGTCTGTGGAGATATAAGGTCCCGCCTGAACAATTAGACCGGGTTCTTGTTCTCGCAGCCAGTCACCAGCCTCGCCGTGATCCTTAAATTCTTTAGACCAAACCCACTGATTTCCCCCATCAGCTCTTCGTACCCAAAATAACCAACGTCTCATAACTATTTCCTATAAGGCTCCTAATATATTCCCGTTCGGATCAACTAAACCCGAACCTTGTCGTTGTCTTGGTGCAGTAGTATTTGCACCTGCTTCAGGAGATGGAGTATTCCCCTGACCCGTGAATAAAGTTGCCGGTGGAGCCCCGAAAGCAGGATTATTCATTTGCCCGCTTCCCATATTCATTCCCCCAAAGGATACAGAATCTTGCTGAACAGTGTTAGTGTCTGGACCTGCAAAGCTTGGGTTAACTGTTTTACTTGTAAATGTTAGATCAGTTGGCATTCCTGACCTTGCTTGATTCACTTGCTGCATCATTTGTTCAAGTTGCATTATCTGCATTGTACCTTGAACCTCTAACTGCATTGTCATTAATCTAATCTGATCGAAGATAGCTGTTGCAGCCATTGTATCCCCATCTCTAACAGCAGCTCGATACTGGTCAAGCAAATTTAGAACAGGGGAAGTTTGCCGTGTAAGCACTTCCCTGTTCTGATCTCCTAGTAATTTAGGGTCTTGAATCTTTAGAATATGTTCACGAACGTATTCGAGCGACGTTAATGGCTCGCCGGTTACAGTTGGCTGCATTGCCATGTTCGCTACATTCCATCGGATAGTCTCATCTTCTGGAAGTACTAATTCAAGAGACACGGTAACAGCGTCATGTCCAAAGATTTCTTCTGGGGTAACTTCTTGGTTGCTGAAACGATGTCTGTCAAACCTTTGTCCGCTGACAGTAATAGGGTCGAACGCGCCCGTTTCATACTGCGCTATCAAGACCTCCAGACATCCTTCTATACACAATTGCACGGCTTCCATGCGAGGCAATACCCGATGTTCCAAGTTGTTCCCAAGCTGCCTCAACGCAACAGCAGATAGCGGTTTGTCTAGCAATCCAAAGGCTTGAGGTGGAAGACCACCGCCTACAATATCTCTCTGTAAAAGTTCTAATAAGAAACCGGCTGAACGATTAACGTCAGGTGTTTCCATAAGCTGAACATCTTGTTGGTCTCCAACAGAGAGGCGAATCTGTGCGCCCTGTTCGTTAGAGCCTTCTTCAATCTCTTTAGTTCCGTCAGATGAATATACTTTCTTGCCGGGGTCTGAAGATTTACCAACCATGTCAATAATGGTTGATGCTGTGCGGTTCATCATGTCCCAGACTTGACGGTTCTCAGCAAAGATACTTTCTCCAAAGCCCGCAATATACCTGCTGTGCTTTTCAACAGAACGATCTGATGGTGGAGTTAGTTTTGGCTGTGAATCAACGGGCGAAATAATAATTGGGAAATGTAGCGTAAAAATATTTCGGAGAGGGCGCGCCCAAGTATCGTTGATGATTGTTCCCATTTGATAGATATATGGATGAGCATCAAATGAGAAGTTTGAATTAATGTTGAAGTTTGGATTATCTTCACGAACAAAGTAATCAAAGACTTCTACTTCTTCATCTCCATCATCTTCAGTCTCGTTTGGGAATTTGAAGTTTGGTAATTCGTCTCTTACTTCTGCTCTGCTCTTTTGGATACGATGGGCTGCCCATATTGGTTCTTCTTCTCCTGCTTGGAAGACTAATTGGGCAGGGTCTATCGGAAGAATGTCCTCATAGGTATCTCCGTTTTCACGTTTACGCAAAAACGCACGAGCTGCCACATATCTTCCACGAACCACACTATGGAACGCCATTTGTCTTTGTACACGAGGCTCACCATTACGTCGTTTCCTTCGGTCTACATTGCCCAGCATGCCGATACCGAGTTGTTCTGTAGCCTTGTTGCGCTCCTCTTGATCTTTGGGGGCGTTGTCGTTAGGGACACGGATAACCATTTCGGTTTCCGCTATGAATGCAATAATTTTCTGGGCTAAAACTTTAGGCTGGTTAGTTGTATACCAGTCTTCTGGAAGAATGTTGTCATCTTCTGGCGGCAGATATTCTTCTAGAGCCCAATACTTATCGTGATCTTCTTCCATTCGGTCGAAGATTGCCTTTTCGTTTTGAAAATAACGCCGTATTTTTTTTATAACGGCACCGGGGTTTGTAGATTGGGGCATTGGTTTCTATATCGAAGCAGCTATACGCCGTCGTCGCCTTGTTACGCCAATATTTTTTCGGAGCCCGCGCCCTGTAGCATAACCGAGTTTGTTGATAAATAGATAGGTCAAAGCTTTGATTCCGTCACAATAATCGTCATGAGGCTTTGAGCTGACAAGTTGTCCAGTGGTATCCATTTTGTAGCTATAAACATGGGTTTGCCCGTCAAATGGGTTTGGCGCGCCGCCAAGTTCCGAGATTACGAGCTTGCACTTAGGGTCGATAATTAAATTTGGTTCATTGGTAAGAGGATTGATTGAAAGCATTGACTTCATTCGGTCTATACCGGGAAGAATATCAACTTTCTGGTAGCTGAGATATAGCCCAGTTTCTTTTTGCCATACCTCAACGTTAGATTCTTGTGCGTTATTGTGTTGTGTACCTCCAACATCAATGACTCCGATGATTTCATCATTCCCCCACCAGTATTTATTCCGCACCATCTCACATATATCTCGAACGGTGAAGCCGGGAGTGCTGATTTTGTTAACTGCGATTTCGTCTATGACATGATACTGGTCATTTTCGTGTGGTTGAACTACTTCTACTGCATACGTACTAGACCTGCCAGAATATCCGGGGTCGATACCCAAATAAACTGGAAGTTCGGGATTGTATTTCGTTTTCTGAACGTGCTTAGTAACGTCAAAACTGCCAAATACACGCCCGCTTGGTGGAGCCGGGATTGCGAGGTGCCGTTCTTTCCATACGTCTTCGGGGAGTTGGGCTTTGATTGCCACCAGTTCTGGGTTTTGGAGTCCGCCGGGGTAGATGAATCTATTTTCATGACTAGGAAAAGCGTGTGATCTAGCGTTGTCCTCTGCTTGCGCTGCTTGGGATTGCCATTTTGTCCATAAAGTTGGATACCATCCTAAACTATTCTCGAATGTCCCGGACATTATCAACTGTCCGAAGCCGGGGAATTGTGCACGGCTCTGTGCTGCACGTCCGAGAAGTCTGAAGTATACGTCTTGTCTAACGAGAGCGGCTTCGCATAGCAGTGTGAAGACTGGAGCCTCTGCTCTCAAGCTCTTAGGGTCGTTTGCAGACCGTGTTTTGATTGTAAATGCCCCTCCGCCGGGTACTGGAACGTCGATTGCGCCGGGGTCTACCTGATTTGTTGCCTTAGTGCCGGGGACAATAGCGAGCAGCCATTCCGTCATGTATTCAAATTCAGGTCTGGTTAGTTCATAACTCTCTGCGACAAGCCAAGCAACTGCTCCTGATGCTTTGTCCGGGTGCTTCGCAATGAAATCTAGAGTTATCAACACCCCTTTCATAGCTGAGGTGTGTGATTTAGAGCCTCGTTCTCCGCCTGATGCCAGCAGTGTAGGTCTTTCGTCGAATAAAAATGCTTCGTGAGAGAGACCGGGGACTTCGTATCCTCCGCCAGAACCCGGTTCGGAGTCTTCAAGAACCTGCCATATTCGCTGGGCTTTTGTTTTCTGCATCTACTCTCTCATCCGTATTTATAGAGCCCTTTATTTCCCTGATCGGGGATTATGTTTATTAATCGTTCCCCTTGTGGTTTTTCCTCTAAGTCCCGTTGCATAACATATACGGTTTGTCTTTCAGCAATATTGACTTCTTTTTCCCAACTCCATCCCTGACGGTCAAGTAATTTCTCAATTTCAGTATCAACCCCTTTCGGCGCAGTCTGATCGTAAAATATTCTATCCGCATCTTTATCTCTTTGCCTATCCACATAATACTCGTAAGCAAGGTCAGCAAGCACAGTATCCGGGTAAACAACAATACTCCCTCTCTTACGCAATTTTATTAACCTCAAATCGTTTGATGAAATCGACATGCCTAATCCCCTTCCAAAAAAAGCATATCACACACAAACCTCACAAATGAAACACCACACAACCACAACTGTATATTCTGCAAATATTTGTCTGAAGGTGGATTCTATACTCAGTCTGTATTCCGGCTAAGGAGTAGTGCCCCTCGTCGAGAGGCGCACTACTGCTTGTAATTCACCATACGTAGTATCCCCGATACGATAGTAGGGTGAATTACTGGCTAATAAACTGCCCAAGCCTCAGTTTATTAGCCACAAACGAACTAACTAGCATTAACCAAGGAGGAGGAGCTAACGTTGTCTTCTTAGGTCTATGTTAATACTTAGTACTTAAGCTAGTGCTAGTTAGTTCTTCTAATTACGATATTCTTCCCGCCACTCTGTTCCCCGCCCCCATCGTCCAAAAGGGGCGTCAGGGCTTCCCACGGACCCCTTGGACGTCCGCCGAAGCCCTGCCGGGAGTTAGGGAGGTGGCGTTGCGTCGGACGCAACCGGATACCAGCAGTTACTTATTACAGTCTTTCAGCCTGTAACTGCTTATCCGCCGGAATTGAAGACGAACGCAGCCCACTCCCTTCTCCCATGGCTTAAAAGGAAACATGCCATATTGCTTTGCAATACCCCATGGCGTTCGATCCCCCTCGGATGCACTCGAAACCCCAAGGCACTCCCCGTTATTCAATTGCGGGAATCATCCTGCCAGCTTGGAGCTGTTGTGGTTTTTCGGGCGAGGAGATGCCGTGGGCAAAACCACAAGTTTTATGAACTGAAATAAGGAACATGTTCATAAAACCGCGCCAAGCACTCACACAAGCTTCCTGCGGTGGATAAGGGCTCAAAGATGCCGTAGGCATCCACCACAGGAAGACACTACCACCACCAGCTATCTCTACTCGGCTCGTCGGACGAGCCTAATACCAAGGAGTACTTGATGGCATGTTGTGGGGGGTTGGAGCTATGGGGGCTGTATGCCATCAACAAGAACTGTCAACACAGTTAGCCGAATTTAAGACTTTGGGGCAACAAAGTCTAAAATTCTAACTATTTGGTGCAGTAGCTCCAATTAGTTACTTGCGTGTAGTTGACAGTGCTTGCCTCCTTGATATTTAGAGCCTAGCTGGTGGCTTGCCAGCATTGAATTCGATCATAGGAGATCATGATGACAAACGAAGAAAAAGGTATACGCCTACTAATCACCGGGGGGCGCGATTTTGACGACGTGGATGCGATTAGAACTGCATTGATGGATGTGTTCACAACACATATAGTCGATGCAGTTGTAGTCGGGGATTCAAGGGGCGTTGACAGAATCGCAGCCGATTTTGCCAAAGAAATGGAATACAGCGTTTCGATCTACAAAGCGTTGTGGGGCAAATATGGCAAATCGGCAGGTCCACGTCGGAATGGATTCATGCTCAAGCACGGCGAGCCCACCCACGTTATTGCCTTTCCGGGGGGACGTGGTACAGCAGATATGGTAAATCGTGCTGTAAGGGCAGGGTTGCCCATCCGACGTGCTTGCGTAGATGCCATCGAAACCAAAACAGGAGAGTAAACGATGTATACGATAGTAGAACAAGACGATACCGTCAGAGTAATTTACGATGACGGGTATGAGCTCATATGGCGTCACTGCGATGTGTGTGAACAGTCAGTCATGGCTGAGCACACGCATGAGCATGACTGCGATACCCACACCAATCCAGACACGCCGTCGTGGCTGAAAGATTGTTCGTGGGTTGAGCCGCCATATACGTCAAAAACCGAATTTTCCAACAACGGATTGATTCCACCAGAATCGATTCGTGATTGGGATGCGGATTTGTTCTTTTTCGAGCCTAGCGTGAGAAAAGGAAAACAAATTCGCAGGGTGCAAACGAAGGGCGGTTGGAAAATCGTCGCAGTCAAGTTTCAAACTCAATATCCAGATGTAAAAGTTTTGCGAGAAGTAGGTCCAAAAAGACCTACTTCTAAACGAGCAAAACCAAAGTGTGACTGGTGTAACGAAAGTTACAAAGGCTCACTTTACATCCATCTTGGGATACATTGTAACGTATACCAAGTTCAGCTCAGCGAAACGATTCGCAATGAAGCGATTTCCGTTGACAAGGGGGGTTCGATTGATCTAAATCGAATGCCGGGGGCAACCGCGGAAATCAATCGTGAATTGAACGGAACGTTGCCAATAATTGAACGTTGATCGGTAAACGATTAACGTCCCCAAAGGGCAAGTGGACATTCGTCCACTTGCCCTTTTTTTATTGGCGTTCCAAACCCCACCCTCTACTCCTAAACGCCAACAAAACCCCTCCCCCGTCACCCCCACAACCCCATCTACTCCAGCAACGTTGACTAGAGCACAACGACAGCAGCGTTGCGAGGGGGCTGAGTGGGAGTCAACGTGGGGTACGCTGCCCCATGGGTGGGTCAGGGCTGTGCTTTATTAACTATGAAGTCTACAGCTATTCAGCCCTCCAACCCTTCAACCCATCAACCCATCAACTCCTCAACCCTCTAACCTCCCTAGCTGTACAGCTATATGACTAATCAAGTTAATACCACCACTAACAAAGTACCTAAACTGTGAAACTACTCTGTTGTTAGTTTGTATACACCTCCTCTGTCCCCCCTGCTACGAGCCGCTACATAGATTGGCATAGTGATCTGGACATCTGTCAAGACGGACGCAGTTGCGTCTTGACAGATTCAGCGACCACTATGCTTTTCAATATAAGTATCGTCTCTGGGACGCAGGGGCGACAGTCAAAATGGAGGTGAATACAAAACCTATGCCACAACAGAATAGCTTCCCCATGCAGTTTAGGTACGTTTGTACCTGCGGTGGTGGTATGAAGACTGAGAATAATCTCAATCGTCATATCGAAGCTGCACAGACCAAGGGGACTTGGTGGAGCATTCCGGGGTCTCACGAACTTTTCGGAGTACCCGAAGGAACGCATCGTCCATTGGGCGAGGTGGCTCCCCAATACGGCACCCGCCAGTCTGAAGCGGATTTTCAGACTAACAAGGCGCAATGGCGAGCGTTTCTCGCAGCCAGACAGCCTTCGCAGTCTACCGCTTCAACTGCATCAGCCTCAGCTATACAGAGCCCCGATGGCACTTGTATAGCAGGTCGCAATGATGGGACTCGATGTCCCAACAAGGCGAACGTTGGGCTGATATGCGGACAGCACAATGCTCGACCGGGGCTCGACCACGTTCGACCTCATGCCAGCATTGTGCCAGCACTGCAAGCCATCTCAGGAACAGCGAATGCTGTAACTCCTGAGCCAGCTTTGCCGGTGCAGCCTGTCGCTCCTGTGCAGTCGGACACTATCGTGCTGGATGCAATCAAAGCTCTTGCTCAGAGCTTTGAAAGCAGATTTGTTGCACTTGAGCAACAATTCGCCAGCTCTGAGGCACCTGCCGAGGTGGAGACGGTCGAGCCGACTCCACCAGAACCAGCAAAACCAGAACCTTCTGGTATTGCAGGTTTGCTCAGCAGAGCACGCTCCAACTCTTAGTTGAAGCGTGCGGGGCAGCCCACCATCCGGTGGGTTGCCCCAATGCTTCAAGAAAGGTAAAAACGAATGAAGACTTCTCAGCTTGCTGGTGCTAATTACTCCAGCTCGGAACTGTTGCAAGCCACCAAACCGACGAAGCGTCGGGATGGCAAGATCAGTAAAGCTGAAAAACAGCGTCGATCTTGGGCTCGCAAGTTCAAGCTTGCTGGCTTTACAGTCGTTCACGTCTCTTCGATGATAGACGACAAGTAAAGCAAATCAGCGCAGTCGGTTTTTCCGGCTGCGCTGCTAGCAAGCTAGAAAAGCAAATATACTATGTATATTTGCATAAGCAAGTGTAAGGCGAACCGGTGCGGCTCGACGCACCCCGCCGCCACCTTGCTTATTAAACTACCTAATACTAGCTTGTATTTATATGCCGGAATACAATTTTCGTTTGGGCTAGGCGGTCATCGCCCGCCTTGAGATATAAGCATATTTGTGACTGTGTTTATAGCAACCTTTCAACTTTTTTTCCGAACTAGCAAGCCAGCAAGCCAGCTTGCCAACTTATTAACCGGAATACAGACTTAGCATATTGATGTTGCAACCTAGCTTGTAAAGCTGGTAAGCTAGCTTCACGGAGAGTGAAATTAGGTGGGATAATGACCGCCAAGCAATAGCAAAGCCCCTAAAACCGCGTCATGCGGTATACAAACTGTGGCTCGACACACCCCGCCACCACCACCCTATTGCAAGTATTGCTTTTAGTCTTTTCTTTCTTCTTTTTTAGGGGTTTTTCTTCTTTCTTTTCTTCCAAAATCAAGCTGGGAAAACTGTCCTAAAAGTTTGGAATGAATTCTAAATAATAACCAAGCTTGGAATACTATTTTTCTGGTTCAGTATCCTCAACAACAACATTACTAACCCCCACTACTTCTTCTGGCAATGCTTCTGGTTCAGGTTCGTCCACTGCTAGCCATGTAAATAGCTTTGCTACTTGTTCATCTAGCTTCGGCTGTTCTTTCCAGAGGTTCAAATTACGACCTAAAAGTTCCAAAGTTTTGTTGCTATTACCTAATTCCCCACGTTCTATAGCTCTGTGATGGTTCTTGACTAGCTCACCTAATACAAATTCCTCTGACAACCTAGCATGCCAAGCTTGTTGTTCTTGCAGTTCTTCAATGCGTTCTTGTACCCGTGGCAGGTCATAAAGCTTCTTTGCATTACTGTTTATAGTTCTATCTTGCATCGCAACAGCGTTGTAATTGAGCCTATAAGCATCTGAAAGATTTGAACCTGCTACTACATCACGGCAGAAGCCTTCTTGTTTTATCGTTAGACCGTTTGGGAGTTTTGGTTGTGCTGACATGTATAGCAGTATAACGGGTAGACAACAGCAATAACTACATCTATGATTACGGCAAGTCAGTTTTGTTGTTGTATGCATGCGCTCCTAATTCAGTTCCCAAAAACTACTTACTGGTCGCAACTCCTTTCTTCACTCTCCTATGGCTATAACAACAAGACTGGCTTTTTATTTATCTAGAAGATAAAGAAAAGAAAATCGCGCGCCTGTGCGATGGCACGGAATTCCCCCTTACGCAACCATTAGTAAAATATCGCGAAGCGATATTTGACTAATGGTTGGATTGTGTGTTTATAATGTAGATGTCCCACGGATTGTGGGGTTGTGTGGATATAGAGTGAAAAGGAGAATAGCTTATGCAATTACCACCGGAGTTGATGGCGATGATGGCACAGTCGCCACCGCCACGTTCTGAACCAAGATGTGAAGTAAGTATTGACGAGGCTCAACGACTGTTCGATGTTGTATTTGACCTAAAGGAACGAGACTTTCAGTGTGCCCAAAAACAGGCTGAAGAACACTTCATGAAGGCTCTACGCCATATAAATAGGTCAAGCGGTAGCAAGCGAACAACATTGCTGAAAGAGATGTTGGTTCACCTTGAAGATGCAGAAGAAGGGCTTACTGATGCAATTCTTCAATTCCAAATCAAGGAAAAAGTAAAGAAAGCCCAGAAAGAAATGGGTGTGGACAGCATTATTGACGGAATTGTGAAAGAGGCTGAGGCTGAGACAGGTTTGAGGTTGAAGCGTGGAGATGAAGAAGAAGCAGAGCCAAAGAAACGAACCGTCGGTTTCGGACTAGCACCAAAACAATAGTAGAAAGGTTTATATTTTGCCTATAACGTGGACAAATTCAGAAGCACATTTTCTAACTGAATATCAGGGAGTTGAACATAAAGACCCTGTAACAGCTTTAGAACGTTTTGCTAAGTGTCTTGATGAACGTGACCTAAACTTTGACCAGTTTACTTTTCCGATTCGAGATTCACATGGTCACAACATGACCATAGAGCATGACGGATATGACTCAGCAAGATGGATAAATGTAGATTGCACAGATACTAGTGGCACTCCTCATACATTTAGTCTCGGAAAGATTGACCCGAACGATTTAGACAGAGTTGTTATTTATAACCCTGTAGGCTGGTCGGTATATAACATGCTGGGTGGAAGAAGCAGGTTGATGCTAGTTGCTATTACAAAGCAACTTCAAGTTGAATTGATAAAGCACCAAACACCTGCATGGATTATTAGGGAAGATAGCCCAAAGCTTGAGGTTGCTGTAGAGAAATTCTTTTGGGACAGCGGAGATGAGCCTGTTGATATAGGAAAGGCAACGGGGAATAAAAAAAGTCACTGGCAGGTTCCACAGTTATCAACAGAAGAACTTTATGCCGCAAGAAAAGCGTCGAAGTTCCAAATCATCTACACACAGTATGCAGAAAACTTGAAAGACATACTGCGTAAGCACATCAACGAGCCAGTATTCTTGGAAGGCGCGGCAGGAACAGGAAAGTCTTTGCTTTGTCAGGTGTTGGGAGAAGAAGCAGGTAAATCAGTTATCAATAGAGTTACTTTTACAGCGAAGATGGACATCTCCATGACGTTGGGCAACCGATACCCAACTAATATGTGGCTCAGTCCTGAAGGCAAAGTAGTTCATTTGACTGGGGCTGAAACTGATGAGGACGGCAACCAAATCAACTTAGATGGTTATAAGTTCTTAGGCATTGGTCTTTCATGGCGTGATGGAATTGTCACCAAGATGGCAAGAGCGAAAGAGGACGGCGGTACTGGCGGTATGTTAGTGCTTGATGAGTTGCCAAAGGCTCCACCGGAGTTTGTAAACAGGCTTCATGAAATTCTTGAAGATGAGTTCCCTACCATGACCATCTACGAGAACGCTGAAGATCAGGCTACAGTCAATGATGATTTATGGGTAATGGCTACTGGCAACCCTGTCGGAGGTGGTTACTTCAACAATACATTAGACAAAGCTTTGTTGGACAGAATGAGAGTGTTCAAGGTCAACAAGCCTATTGCTGATGAGGAAAAGATTATTGAAGGGCTTATTCCTGAAACTTACTATGGCGAAACCGGAAAACGGTTGATTCGTACAGCACAGAACCTCAGAGAGGACGAAGAAACAGCTATATCAACAAGAGCGTTGGTTATGGTGGCTAAGTCTCTGCTAAGAGGAGTAAACCCTGTGTCTGCATTCCAGATCAACTACTTCAACACACTGTCAACAGATGGAGCAGATAAGGCTGAAAGCGTAGCGCAAACACACTTTGTTGCTGACTGGTCTGAGTTCGGTCCAGTAGAAAAGCTAGGTTACTAATGCCAAAAATAGCAAGAACTAATTGGGACAATAAAGTCCCGATTTGTACTGGTTGCAAGGGTTATAAAAACGAAAAGCACCACAGATGCAGGGCTTATGAGGACTTTTGTAAAGACGGGAAAAACTGTCCCGATTATGTCGGAGAAGGCAACTGCGGTTGCATGAAGTGCAAGGAGAGTAGAGGTTGAAAACTAATATTGGAGGTTGGATACGACAAGCTAGTTGGTTTGAAGAAGATGATGAAGATGGTGTTATGGCTGGGGTTTCCACCGACCCAGATCGAAATAAGGGCAAGACTGATTGGACTGGGCAAAGGCTAAGCGAAGAACTAAAGAAAGAAGTAGGTCATGTGATCTGCCCTTCTTGTTCTGCTGAAGTCTACCCAAGTGGGTTCACAGTAAAGACACAGTGCGGTATGTGTTGGAATCAATTGCCTAAAGAGTTACAGCAAGAGCCTGATGAAAGAGTAAAGAACGCTGTGCAAACAACGTCTTATTCAGGCAACTTTACAGGTAGTTATAACAAGTCTTTGACTAACTTTGCTACTCAGCGAAGATCAATGGTTGAAAAAACTAGTGATGCTAGCATGCATCTTATGTCGAGGGTGAATATCCATTCGATTGACAGTGAACTACTTGCAGAGAGGGCGGCGGCTAAGAAGTTAGAATCTGCTAATTATAGGAAAAATAATCAGCACTGTACGCTTCAACATATTATCAAAACAACAGACGTTGACGATTACGTTTCTAGTACTAGTGAAAACTATACTAATAAAATCGCTCAAGAAATTGAGTTATTTACTAGAGCGTTACAAAAATATGTTGTTATAGACGAAGCTAAAAATAAGTTTCGTATCAGGGCGGGAGAGGAAAGAGAGTGGGGTAGTGCAGAAAAAGCAAAAGAAGTTAAGCTTGCGGAAAAGCAAGTTCAACTGAGAGCCCTAGCTTCTGAACTTATGTCTGAGATTGGCACAGCTATTGGTCACAAAATTGGAGACCAGTGGTATCTCAGGGATACAACAGAAGAAGCATTGCAAAAGCAAAGACGTGCTAAATCTTCTGCTCAACCTGCTTACTATTCTGCTTTATCAGGCAAGAATCTGAATCCAGCGCAGTTAGATATGCAGTATCCAGAGAGAAACCCTGTTAGTGGCAATCCATGGCTAGACAGTAAGTTATATACGCCAAAAATTTGGGGCGGAATAGCGAAGAATAATATAGCTAAGCCACTTGATGAGGTCACAACGAACATAGCTAAAGCCAAAGAAGAAGATAGGCTCAATGTTATGGTCGATGAACTGTTTCCTTTGGTAGTAAAAATTCTAACGGAAGAAGATTCAGCCCCGACCAATAGGGGAGAGAAGGCTAATCAAGGCAAGAAGCGTGGCGGTGGTGCAAGTTCCGAGTTGGCTAACAAACAAGAAGATGTTAGGTCGTCTATTGAAGAAGCGATGAAGGGCAAGGGCTCATCAAACAAACCGGCTGCACACGCCATGAACCAAGATGGGTACGAAAAGAACTTGCAAGAGTACATGAATGATGTTGGTAAGGACATTGTTGACCACAGGCGTGCAGAAGCTAAGCAAAAGGCTGAGCAAAAGAAGTGGAGCCGCACAGCTAAACGTATTGATAAAGCGTATAAAAAAGCTGGTGCAAGTCGATGGGGTGGTCGTAAGCCCTTGTTTGAAGGGAGGTCAGTAGCAAACTTCCCAGTGAAACAATCTTTCTATGCTGAGCAGATGCTTGAAAGCATGAAAGATGAGCGCAGAGTGAAGTGGTCTGACAAGGGTGATGTTACCGATAGAGTAATGGAGATGAACTATGGGAACTTGAAGGTCTTTAGAGAAGAAGATTTATGGCGACCGAGGTTAGTTGTTGGGGTAGACGTTTCAGGGAGTACAGGTTGTATCTGTAAGGCAGGAGTAAAAAATACGTATCAAGATGCAGGGGCATTGATATGGGAAGTTGCCTCTGCCCTAACAATGGCAGGTAATACAGAAAATACTAAAGTGTATGCCTATCACGATGGGAATGGCGCAACGCTCTCAGTCACAGAAGTCAATGCAGGAACTAGACCTCTTTGTACATGTGAACATAGATACGGTGATAAATTCGGTGATGTCGGGATTGAGCCAACACATGAAGAAACTGGTGGTGGAACTCCAGAGTATGCAATGCTTCACTACTTACATGATAAAGCACAAGAGTTTGGTTCATTGGCAGAGACTACGATCATACAAATCGTAGACGGTCAGCCTGATTTACCTCAAAAATGTGCTGAGTATGCTGACGAGTTAGTGACAGCAGGGGTTCAATTCGGAATAGTTCTTGTCGGAAAGTACGCTGAAAGCTATCACAAAGATGCTTACACAGTGAAAGTAAAAGCAAGTCCTGACATACCAAAAGCATTGGAAAAAATGTTCTCACTTATTCGAGAACGTGGCTTCGCAGGATAACGTTGTGGAGTTGTGGTAAAATTAATACTAATAGGAGGAGTGAATAGTTGGTAAAAGTAACCGACAAAGATGTGGTTGAAGTAAAAGAAATGCTTCATCGCATTGCCGTAGACCAGTTCGATACACATGGAGAAGTAGCACCGTTCTTTGCTGTTATTGGGGACAGAGAACCCAAAAACTTAGAGCAAGTTACTAAGCAGGGCGGGCTTCCACTTCATGTAACCGAAGTAAACAAAGCGTCGCCAGACCTAAAGCTACCTGTGCTTGTAGGTATTTATCTACATGGCATACCAAAGTCTTTGTGGCAGGGCTTGATGCAAGCCACTGCAAGAGATGTCAATGCTACTGCTCTCATGTTCAGCGTGGAGTCGTGGATTGTTCCTACTTTTGAAAGCAAACAAGCTGTAGACGAGTGGTTCGATGAGCATGACAGCCTGTCTGAACACCCAGATGCAGAGGAGCAAGTGCAAGTAAGCACTAACTGGCGTGATGGAACGATGATAATGGAGAGGGCGTTGATTCACCCTATAACTAGAAAGCTAACTGATTGGGAAGATGTTGAGTCTGATGAAGTTGACGGTCGGTTTGCAGGATTGAAGTGGTAAAAATGGACGCATTACAAGCACTAATAGATACATGGGAAGCACTACAAGCAGAGAAGTCTGACCTAATAATAAAAATTGGTCAGCTAGAAATGAAGATGCGTGCCGCTATGACCGCAAGCGGGGCAACATATTGGGACAGTGACCAGTATGTAATCCAACTAAAGGCTCCAACTAAATGGGACGAAGAAGCATTAGGTCAGCTAAGAGAGTTCTTTGGAGCCAATGAACTTGCTGACTTAAAGAATACAGTCAAGCCCCCTAAATTCAACAAGCGTAAGTTACGTACTTTAGAAAAAAGAGGAGGAGAAGTAGGAGAGATTATTCAAAAGGCACAATCTAAAGGTGCTATTGAAGTAGCAATTACTAAAAAAGGTATGAGGTAGAAATTGGAAAAAGAAATTGTTGAGCAGGTGCCGTGGGATAGTGAACCCGAAGTACCTGAAATAACTCCAGAACATGCAGGTGAAGTTATTGATTCACTTGAAAGTGCTGAGCCTACTGAGCCAGAGATTCTGCCACCAACGCAGATAGCAAAGCAAGAACTAAGTCTTGCTGAGATTATGCAACTTGGCACAATCGCAGTGAACTCTAATAGATTCAGCGGGATACATACAAGCGACCAAGCAATCGTTCAAATACTTGCAGGTAGAGAACTTGGCTTGTCACCAATGACAGCCTTGCGAAACCTGTATGTTGTTGAGGGCAAGGTAGCTATGTCAGCAGGTTTGATAGCTAGCATGGTACGTAAGCACCCAAGATACGACTACAGAATCAAAAAGATGGACGCTGATGAGTGTATCCTAGAGTTTATTGATAGCGGTTCTGTTGTCGGAGAAAGCGTTTTCTCTTTAGAAGATGCTGACAGAGCCGGTATCAATAGAGCCAAGAGCGGTTGGTCTAAGTATCCACGCAACATGCTGTTTGCCAGAGCGTTGACAAACGGAGCAAGGTGGTACTGTCCTGATGCTTTTGAAGGTTCTGTTTATACTCCAGAAGAATTAGAACCTATGAGCATGTCTAGTAATACTGAGACATTGCCTGAGTATAACGCACCATCGTTGCAACCTGTTGCCAGCACTCCTGTAGCTAGTAGTATGGGAAGACCTCCTTACCCTGCAACAAATGACCTAGATCAGATTCGTAACGAGCCATGCCCGCTCCATGCGGCACATGCAGGTAGCTTGAGCGGAGCAAGAGATGGCATTGTTCAGTTTATGAAGGTTGGCAAGATGAGAAGTCATGCTCACCCAACAGGGCAGAGAGGTTCTGGCGCGCCGTGGTGTAGCTATGAAGAAGTCTGGACTGACTGTATGCGAGAGGCAAGAGAGAACTTGAAAGAAGCAGGTTACTCTGACGTTGAACAAAGGGGAGTGATAGAAGCAGAGTTTCCTGATCTTGTCGATGTTCCAAGCAGTGCGTACCGAATAGCTGACTGGAATGCTATTACAGATACAGAGTGGACAGAACGTACTGCTCCAGTAGAACAGGGGGAATTCGATGCCGAGTCGTTTGAAGATGAAGCAGAACCGTATTCGGTGCGGTAATTGCGATGCTAGAAATGGCTATGCAAGAAATACAAATGATAGTTCAGGCAGTCCTAGTAAGGAGTGGGTCTGCCGTGACTGTGCTGAAGTAACACCACTAGTGAAAAGGGAGAGTGATGGTGTTCTCGATATTCAAGAAGAAAAAGAAATTTGATCTTGAGTTATTGTCTCGTCGAGTAACACTTCTTGGGCAGGAGGTTCGTTCTCTTGCCCAAGAAATAAAGGCAGACAAGAAGCAAGAAATTGTAGAGGCTGAATGGGATGGATCAGGGGTCGATCTTGCGACTCCCTTTCGAGAGTATAAGTTTGCACTCTCTCCAATAACTTTGAAGCTACATGCAAGTAATTCGTACCACAAATTGGTTTACCACGACGGTCGTTGCTTATATGTTTCTCCTAAGTTTATCTTCTTCGATGACAGGAGAAGTATGAAGTTTCAGGTAAGCCAAGAATGGACTGGTTCACATGAGCCAATATTCAAGCCATGTAGGACATGTGTGAAGAAAGGCTGGCTAAATGCTGATAGCGATTGATGCAGGTACGACCCACTCAGGTTATGCCGCTCTTGATAATTCAGTCTCACCACCCAACATAATCGAGCAAGGTTGGATACCAAACGAAGAACTACACACCATACTAATTGGCACAAATATTGCACACCCCGATAGTGAGGTAGTAATAGAAGATGTCAGCAGTTATGGAATGCCTGTTGGGTACGACGTGTTCCAAACAGTCAGGTGGACAGGACGCTTTGACAGCGTGTTTGATTTCAAGGTCTGGTATCTAACTCGTCCGACGGTCAAGGCTGCGCTGTGCGGGGACGCTAGGGCTAAAGACGGCAACGTTAGACAGGCAGTGATAGACCGCTATGGTGGCGACCAGCTAGCCATAGGGGGCAAGAAGTGTGTTGATTGTAAAGGCAAAGGGTGGAGAGGGAGAGAGCATGAAATTTGTAACACCTGCCATTGCAAACAAAATCTAGACAGTGGCATTACTGGGTGTGGATACCAAACGCATAAGGGCAAGCTGTATGAAGTAAAGACTCATGTATGGTCAGCACTTGCACTTGGCATTGCTTACATGGAAAAAGAAACTATCCCACAAGACTAGTCCAGAGTATTTTAGGCTATCGACTGGCTGGACTATGCAGTTATCTACGTTGCATACCAGTCGGTAGTCGCCAATAAATTATGATTACAAGACCTACATACGAATCTACAACAGATAAAAATTTTGAATATTACTTTGCAAAAAGATATGCAAAGAAGAAGGGACTAACAGCAGTAAAAGCCCCTGACTATGCCACCCCAGACTGGACGTTTTGGGACGAGAATAAACCTCAAGGAGACTTTCCGTCCTTCGAGATAGGGCTAGAGATAAAGACTCGACACCCTAGATTTAGAGGGCTGATTGCAAAGGGCGGGCTAGTACTATCAGCAAGTAAATGGAAGAAGCTTCTTACTGCTACTCAAAGCGGTTGGAGCGTTGGTGTCGGAATATCCTTTGGTGGAAAAGCAGACTTTGTATATAAGCTAACTGGTAAAGACCTGCCTGTACATCAATCCGGTGGCAGAACAAGAGATACTAGAGACAGGTGGGACATAGAGCCTGTTGTATACATACCCTTTGAGTGGTTCGAGCAAGTCTAATAACCACTAACACCAGTCACACATATAAACACCCATAAAACCTACAACAGTGTAGATAGCTACGAGTATTAGTAATGCGAATAGGTCTGCCATTTTATTTCTTTCAAGAAACTGTAACTGTTTATAGTTATATATAAACAGTTATATATAAAAAATATATACATCAAATCGTCATGGGGTTATAGCAAGTGTTTGACTTATTGAGTATTCAACACTTCAGGTATATAGATGTCCAACGAACGCCCCTCGCCAGCCAGTTAGCAAGCCGACGAGGGGCGCAGAGGGCGGTCGCCCTGCACCAGAGAGAAACAGAACGACCAACAAATAATTAGTAGCCCAACCGTTTCCACCACTCCGCCATCTTCGCTCCACCACGCTGAACCACCCTCACTACTAACCCTATCTTTTTACGTATCTTTCGGGCAAGTCGTAATGCTCTTGATTTGATTGCCCTGTACAAGCTAAGTTCCAATCGGTATACCCTTTGAACCATTGGCAAGTCAGCAAAGTAATTGCCTTGACGATCAGTAAGCCACCCTGCAATTAGACCTACCTCGAAAAGTATCAGCATAGGCAGGGCAACCAAAAATGTTAACGTCCCGTCTAGTGATGGCGTTATGAGTGCAGCAAAGATAAAAGCTGTCGGAACAATCCACTTGCGTAGTGTCCTAGCCTTTGAGTAAGGAA